GTGTCGGGCCACGCGTGACGTAGGGGGGGGTCTAGGAGACTCCTTAGAGGGGGTATATGGGCCGTTTTCATCGCTTGGGCGTGGCAGGGGGAGGGGGGCTAATCACCTTATTCTTGCCGCGTCTGGCATTCACGTGAGGAAATAATCCGCACGCGTCAGAGTTCACAGTGCGCTGGATTTCCTTAGCCCTGGCACGCATCCAGAAGTGAGAGCGGCCATACATCTTCCCGATCAGGCGAGACGACAGACAGCCGGGCAGACTGAGCGCCCATCTGATGAGCTCGACGTGACGACGGAAGGCGAAGTTGTCGGTGCAGGCCAGAGCATCCATGAACCCCTTGAGCATGACGCCCACATGATCGCGAGAGATGAACGCGTCGACCTCTTCGCGTCTGCCGATGTCGGTCGGGTTGAACGCCCAGTCTGGATGATTGGCGTCGATGTTGAACACGTGCCGAGGTTGCGCCATCTCAGCGTATGGCAGCACGCCGTTCTCGCGCATCTTCTCCTGGACCTTCTTCGGTTGAGCGAAGAACCAAGCGTCAAACGACTTGGCCTCCTTAGCCGGAGCCGTCAGGTCGTTGAGCCTAGCGCGTGTCACGCGTCACAGCGTCAACTATCTTGACGGCGGGGCAAGTGGCAAAGGTTAAGCCTTGGTCATGTTAGTCCATAAGCCAGTGGTCTCGTCGTACTTAATCTTTCCGTATATCCTCATCTTCTCAATGAGTGAACGGACCTTGACATGAGTGTGCCCTCCCATGCGGAGTTTAAACTCACTTACCAAGTTAGCCTTGGTCATGCGAAGAGGCATAGTTGACAACCAATCCACAAGGGTTTGCCTTCTGGTCTTAGCCTTTTCTGCGGTAGCCTCGCCTCCAGCTGCGCAGCGCCTTACCATACCTGGCCTATCGTTCAGCCATTTCTCGGCGAACTTCTGCTTCTCAGCGATCAGGTGCTTCCGACGCGCCGGGGTCAGTTTACGTCTTCTCGGCCGGCTTGGGTTACTCATGGCGGTCAAATTGCTTGCAGAAAAACCGCAGGGCCGAGCGAGCGTTAGCGACGCAAAGGCATCTGCGTGTATCATGTAGGGAGTATATACTCCCTACTGATACTATGTTGTCTTGCGAGTTGTCTTGCAAGTTGTCTGGTCGGGTGGTCGGGTTCATGGGTCTGGCTTGGCTTGTAAGGCGTTTTGATTGTTTAGGGCGGTGCTACCCCTCAGAAGGCAGGAGACTGCCCAGAATACCCCTTTGCGGGGCTGGAAACAGCATCCTGCTGGACTACCTCGGCTTGGGGTTGGGCATACTCCCACCTGATGACCTCTTTGTCCGAAGAGTGGCGAATATTAATCTCGGGCTTAAACTGACCTGCTGAGTCCTTGAGACCGGCACGGCCACGGCGCTTGGTCAGGCCGAACTTGTAGATCGGCTCTTCGCCTTGGCATCGGAAGAGCACGGCGACCTCGCGGAACCAGTTGGTGAACTCCGAGGAACCTAGGCCCGCGTAGGCTAGGTCGGCGACGGTGTGGCCTTCCTTGTCGGAGGCGGCCTTGGGCTTCCCGGTGTGGTGCATGGCCACGAGGACGGCGCCCGTCTCGAGGAGGATGGGGGCGAGGTCATGGCGCAGGAACTTGGACGCCTGCTCCTGATCGGAGACGTCGATGCCCGCAAAGGAAAGCAACGGGTCGATGAAAACGATGTCGGCGCGTTGGTCGATGATGAGCTTACGAAGGGCGGCGGTAAAGGTCGTTCCTGTGGAAACGGTGTCACGGAAGATGGCGAGGTGATCGCGTAGGGTGGCCTTCTCGTCGCTGTCTAGGTATGCCCCGGCAATTACATCCTGCAAGGCTTCGGAGATGTCGCCCGCGTCGTTCTCAGCCTGAAGCACTACAGCACGAAGAGGCTTAGTAGGCTTGATGCCGAAGAAGTCACGGCCCATACACCAAAGCACGGCGGCCTGCATCATCAGGGACGACTTGCCGGTGCCGGACTGGCCGACGATGAGCATGGAGCCACCTTTGCAGAGCCATCGGTTCAAACCAAGGACGCAAGTCGGGTCGTCCTTGCGCTTAAAAGACATAAGCGCGTCGAAGTCCATGCGCTGCGGGCCGTGCTTTGCCTTCCGCCCCTTGCGCGTCTCGGCGATGGTGGCATAATGGTCGAGCAGGGTGTCGGGGTCGGTGGCCTGTTCGGCGGCGACCAGGGCACGGCGGAGGATGGCCGCGTCCGCGATCATGTCGGCGTGCTCAAGGCGGAAGGCCGCTTGGCCTGCGTCACTGACCAGGAGCGAGACGGTGGCCTCGGTGACCGGGCTGTTGACCTGGCGTAGGCGCTGGGATACTGTCAGCTCGTCAGGGGCGATGCCGTCCACGGCCAGCGAAAGCATGGCGGCGGCGATGTCTTTATGGGCGGGCTCAAAGAAGTCGGAAGGCTGGAGGTCGCCCGGTAGGTGGGCGGCTTCGCGTAGGAGGACGCCGAGGAGGTGGCGTTCCGCGGCGACGTTATTCGGCGGGATCATGGAAGAGAGGGTTGGGGTTTGTGGGCGTGGGTGCCCGTGGTCAAGATGCTTTGCGTAGGATGCGGTCTAGGTCGGCCTTGCGGTAGTAGGGGACGCTCCGCGGGTTGCGGAGGATGCGGACAGGGAGGGCCATGCCGTCGATGCGGTATTGCACGCCGCGGACGGTGCGCCGGTGCTTGTGCGCATACTCGGAGAGGGTGACCCATCCCTTGGGGGCCTTGAACTTCTCGAGGGCTTCAGCTGCGGCCTTGGCGGCGGCCCAAGACTTGAACCTGGGCGACAAGCGAAAGATAAAACGACCGCGAGGGATGGTCTTACGTTCGGCGTAGCCTGCCTTGACGATGCGGGCGAGAGGCAGAGAGACACCGGCCCGGGTCTTGTATCCCAGGAGGCGGACGACCTCCGTGGTCTTGTGCCAGCCTTCGGGGGTGTCTCCTGCGTTGATCGCGGCGACGAGGGCGTGGGCGTCGAAGCGCTTCATAGCATAGCCCCCCATTGCTCGGCCATTGCTTCAGCAACGCCTTCAAATGTCTTACTGCTCTGCTTTGCGTTTTTGCTTACTCCGATTGAATAAGAATGCCCACGCTTCTTACCACCAGTATTAGATGGTAGGTATGGCTTATGCTCTTTGACGATGTTCGTCGGTATAAGCCTTGGCAGATTCTTAAGCCACAGGAGCGTGCGTTTGCTGTATGCGTGACCAAACTGCCAAGGCTGTATTGCCTGGGTGTGTTCTGGCAGATCGTAAACCTTCATAGGCGTAGGGTTCTCAACGGCGATAAACTTTGCTTCAGCGTTAAGCATAGCATTGAAGAAATCCTTGGCAGCTAGTCCTAGTGAAAGCCTTTGTTGGTTTAACTCTCCGCCAGCATAAAGCCATCGAGCACCGGCCTTGCTAAGGTATGTGCATGGAGGGTGGGCGATTACCAAATCCCATCCTGCGTTGATGTGTTTAAGTACGTCGTCCTTGATATGCCATTCTGGATGGCCTCCAGAGCATTCCTGGACGTCACAACTATAAGCTTCAAATCCTTTAGCCCTGAAAGCCTTGCATACCGTTTGGCTTTCTTCGCAAGCAATGAGTATGCGCTTCATCGGGCCTTCGGGGTGAAGACCTTAAGGTCAGTTGTCCAGACCCAGCGGGAGCCGACGCGGTGGACGAGCCAGACCTTCCAGTCCTTGCCATCCACCCACCCGGCCGCAAATCCTGACCCCCAACGGCTTGTCGCCAGTCTGTGCGACGCGTAGGCCATGGCGTCTTTCTGGCAGAGACAGCCAGCGGAGAAAGCGGCGCCTCCTTCGGCCTTGGTCAAGTTGACCTGAGCGAGCGTGTGCGTGTGTCCGTGGATCAGAGCGCCTCCGCGGTCGGCGTAGTGCTTGCCCTGTTCCGCGGTGGCGTTCAGGCCGTGGGCGTAACCATGGATGAAGGCGACCTGACCGAGGCGATAGACGCCCTTCTCGGCATGGTAGGGGAGGATGGTCTTGGCTCCGCAGCTCTTCGCGGCGGTCTTGATGCGGGCCTCGAGGTCGGCGCAGTAGTCGCGCACCAGGGCGGAGCCGGAGGTATGCTGGAGGGCTTGGGCGCGGTGCTCGTGATTGCCCATCAGGTAGACGGTGGGCTTGGTGCGCTCGAGGAAGGCTTCACCGGCCTCGATGTCGGAGATAAGGGATTCGGCGCCTTCGGCATCCTGTCCAGCCCCACGGCGGAGCGATCGGAAGTCAAAGCAGTCTCCTAGGTGGACGCGCACGGTCGGCTTGTAGTCCTTGATGAACTCGACGAGGGCCTCGACGGCGTTCTCGTCGGCCATGTCGCCGTGATTGTCACCGAAGGCGACGAAGCGGGTAGGGGTGCTCATTAGCGGACGTTGATGTAAGGGATGGGCTTGCCCGCGTCGAAGGCCGCCAGCATCTCGTCGCGGCGCTTGCGGGCGGTCTCGAGGTCGCTGGCGATGTTCTCGACGATGTCCTTGCCGCGACGACGCAGGCGGAACCAATAGCAGTCACCTAGCTTCTGAAGGTGATGGTTCGGGTTCTCGGCCTTGATGTAGGCGGGCTTGTCGTTACGCCCGGTTCGGGTATACTTCGGGCAAGCCAGCAGGAAGGCCACGCGGTCGGGGGACAGGCCGACCTTGTTCGCCCAGCGCAGCGTCTCGGGGTTCATAGTTTCCATGAGCGGGCGAGGTTGCGGCCTTCGGTCAT